TCGCGCATGACGCCTGAGACACCGTCGGTCCGGACATCAATGACCAGCCCGTCCGACGACACAGTGACCCGGCGCACCAGCAACTGCACGATCCGGGTCTGCTCCGCAGGGAACAGCTGGCCCCAGACGTCCCCGAACGTCTGCAGCGCCGAGACCACGTCGGCCTCGGCGAAGGCGTGACCTTCGCGCGACAATTGAGCGATTACCTGCGCCGTAATCGGCGGGGCGCACATCACGCGCCGCAACTCGGTCACCACGGCCGCTTCCACGATGTCGGCGGGAAGGCGGCGCGGGATACCCTCATCGCTGGGTTCGCGATTCTTGATGACGTCCATCGAGACATAGTACCTGTATCGCCGCGCGCCCTTCTTCGTGCTGCTGGGGGTCATTGCGGCGCCCGTGGCCGTAAAAATCAGCCCCTTGAGCAAGGCAGGTGCCTGCGCCCGGGTGTTGTTGGCGCGCTTGCGGGGGCTTTCCCGCAAGATGGCATGGACCTGATCCCACAGTTTCTGGTCGATTATGGGTTGATGCTCGCCAGGATAGGCCTTGCCCTTGTGGACCGCGTCGCCGCGATAGACGCGGTTCACCAGCACTCTGTAAAGATATCCCTTGTCGACCAAGGTGCCCTGCTTGCTACGGAGCCCTTTGCGGCGCAGCTCGCGCGCCAGCACGGTCGCTGAACCGACCTCGACGAACCGCTCGAAGATGTCCCGCACGGCAGTGGCCTCGTCCTCGTTCACCACGAGCTTGCGGTCCTTCACATCGTACCCGAGCGGGACGTTTCCGCCCATCCACATGCCCTTCATGCGGGAGGCGCGAACCTTGTCGCGGATGCGCTCGGCCGTGACCTCACGCTCGAACTGCGCGAAGCTGAGCAGGATGTTCAGCGTCAGCCGCCCCATGGACGTGGTGGTGTTGAAGGACTGCGTGACCGAGACAAAGGTCACGCCGTTGCGGTCGAAGACCTCGACCAGCTTCGAGAAGTCCATAAGCGACCGCGACAGGCGGTCGATCTTGTAGACGACCACCACATCGATTAGGCCGTCTTCGATGTCGGCGAGAAGCTGCTTGAGGCCGGGCCGTTCCAGCGTCCCGCCCGAGATGCCGCCATCGTCATAATGATCGCGGACCAGCACCCAGCCTTCGGAGCGCTGGCTGGCGATGAAGGCCTCGCAGGCGTCCCGCTGGGCGTGAAGGCTGTTGAACTCCTGCTCCAGCCCTTCCTCGGAGGATTTGCGCGTATAGATAGCGCAGCGTCGGCGACGGATGGGATTTGCACGCTGATTCATCAATCGTTCCCCCGCTTGCGTTCGCGCAATCCGAAGAAGCGGTAGCCATTCCACCGCGTCCCGGTGATCGCCCGCGCAATCGCGGACAAGGATTTGTAGGGGCGGCCTTGCCAATCGAACCCGTCACGCAAGACGGTAATTGTGTGCTCAACCCCGTTCCATTCGCGGATCAGCCTCGTGCCAACTACAGGGTTACGAGGATCGGCAATCTGGCTCTTGCGTGTCAGGGTGCCGCTGACCTCGTCGGCCAGCAGATCCAGCATGCGTCGGGTTTCGCGATCAGGCCCGCCATACGTCAGCTCCTGGATACGGTAGGCCAACCGGCTCTCCAGGAATGCTCGGCTGTTGTTCGGCGCCGCCGTGGCAAAGATCGACTGCCACTCTGTCTTCAGCTGGGGGACGGACATGGACTTGAGCGCGGCCAAACGCGCGGGGATGGCATCGGGCTTCGTCATGCGTTTCTCCGGTGAGTTGGAGTTGCATGACGGCATTGGTCGTCGGGATAGTGTAGGCAACGTTCTCCATTATTGTCAGATACTTCGCTTCCAACTTGCTCGAGCAGCCGAGCCAGCCCGAGCGCCAACAGGCCGCACAGTTCGGCGTTCCGTTCGGCGGCCGTCATCTGATCGGGTGGGAGCGGGTTGGGTCGCTTCATGTCGTGGTCGGCCTTGCTCGGTGAAGTACTTACCGATCAAAAGCCACCATACAGTCGGAGACGGGACATCACCGCACGGCAAGTTCCCCATATGCGAACATGTTGAGAACATCAGGTCTTGCCGGGCGGGGTTTTGTCCACGATGATCTATGATCGAAACAAGCATAAACCGTGTTCGTTGAGGTGGTTTCATGGCGCGAACGGCATCCCCGGTAGGCCCTCACATCAATAGCCTGATCGAGGATGCCCGCATCGACCTTGCTCGGGCCGTCCTTGCAGTGAGGGAGGGCGAAAACGAGCCAGACTTTGGCTTGCCAGAAGATGTTCCCGATCCCTCGAATGACGAATTGGTTCATGCCTTTCGGCAAGGCCTTCAGCAGATCCTGTCTGCATTCGATCCAGATGAGCTGCGCCCCGCCGAGCAAAGGTCGCGCCGCGTCCTTGCGCTGGCCGAGGGAAAGGGTATCGATTCCCTGACGGCAATCACTGAACAACAACTTGACGACCAACAGACGCTGGAGTTTGAGCGGCAACCCGATCCGCTCTGCAAGAGCATCTGGGCACCTACCGCCGCGCCGACGCGCTGAAGCGGCTTTACAAGCTCGCCCGCGAGGCGGGGTGCATCGGCGCCGACCGTGCCGCCACGGCGGTTATGAAGAAGGAGGGCCAGTGATGGCCCTTCCCATCATCGGCGCCGACGAACGGCTTGCGCAGCGCAAGGGGATCAAGGGCGTCATCTTCGGCCGGTCCGGCATCGGCAAGACCAGCCTGCTCTGGACGCTGAACGCCTCGACCACGCTCTTCCTTGATCTCGAGGCCGGGGATCTGGCGGTCGAGGGGCTGGAGATCGACACGCTCCGGCCCCGCACCTGGAAGGAATGCCGCGACTTCGCGGTGTTCATCGGCGGGCCGAATCCGGCGCTGCGCGAGGACCAGCCTTACAGCCAGGCGCATTTCGACGAGGTCTGCGGCCGCTACGGCGATCCGGCGGTAATCGGGAAATACGAGACCGTCTTCATCGACTCGATCACCGTCGCCGGGCGGCTCTGCTTCCAATGGTGCCGCGGCCAGCCCGAGGCCTTCTCCGAGAAGACCGGCAAGCCTGACATCCGCGGCGCCTACGGGCTGCACGGCCGCGAGATGATCGCGTGGCTCACCCACCTGCAGCACACGCGCGGCAAGCATGTCTGGTTCGTGGGCATCCTCGACGAGCGGCTCGACGACTTCAACCGCAAGGTCTTCCAGCCGCAGATCGACGGCTCGAAGACCGGGCTCGAACTGCCCGGGATCGTGGATCAGGTCATCACCATGGCCGACATCCCGGACCCCGGCGGCCAGCCGCAGCGCGCCTTCGTCTGTCAGACGCTGAACCCCTGGGGTTATCCGGCTAAGGACCGCTCCGGCCGCCTCGACAGGGTCGAGCCACCGCATCTCGGCCTGCTGATGGAGAAGATCCAGCTCCCCGCAGCGCCAGCCTCCGAACGCCTGACCTGGCCGCCAGTGACGCCCGCCGATCATCCCGCACCCGCGCAGGAGCCCGGCCATGGCTGAGCGCCTCTCGCCACGCCCGGTGTCCCGATCCGGTCGCCGCGATGGCTTTCCCCTTATGACGCCTCTGCGCGTCCCATCCTCAACCTGAAAGGAGCCGCGCAATGTCCGGACCCTGGAACGACTTCAACTCCGCACAATCGAACACCAACGTCATCCCGAAGGGCACGCTCGCCAAGGTTCGCCTGACGCTCCGCCCGGGCGGCTTCGACGACCCCTCGCAGGGCTGGACCGGCGGCTGGGCGCGCCGCGCTACCACCGGCGCTGTCTATCTCGACGCCGAATACACCGTCGTCGAAGGGCCCTATACCCGGCGCAAGGTCTGGTCGCTGATCGGACTCTACAGCCCCAAGGGCCCAGACTGGGCGAACATGGGGCGCGGGCTGATCCGCGGCATCCTGAACTCGGCACGCGGCGTGTCGGACAAGGACAACCCGCCCGAGGCGCAGGCGCGCCGCCGCATCAACGGCTTCGGCGATCTCGACGGCGTCGAGTTCGTCGCCCGCATCGACATCGGCCAGGACACCAACGGCGAGGACAAGAACGAGATCCGCTCTGCCGTCACGCCCGACCATCGCGACTACGCCGCGCTGATGGGCACGGTCGCGCCGCGGTTCGCCACCGCTCCGGCGCAGGGCCATGCCCCGCAGCAGCCCACCACGACCACCCAGCCCAGCCAGCCCGCGTCCGCCCCCGGCGCCGCCGGTCGGCCGAGCTGGGCGCAGTAAGGGGGAGACCGGCCATGCGTCTGCGCCCCCGCCAGAAGACCTTCGTCGAGCGCAGCGTCGCTGCGCTCGCGTCCCGCGGCAACACGCTGGGCGTGGCGCCCACGGGTGCTGGCAAGACCATCATGCTCTCGGCGGTCACCGGCGAGATGATCGGCGACGGCGCCAAGGCCTGCGTGCTGGCTCATCGCGACGAGCTGACCGCGCAAAACCGCGCCAAGTTCCAGCGCGTGGTGCCGGGCGTCGCCACATCGGTGATCGACGCCACGGAGAAATCTTGGAACGGCCAGGTCGCCTTCGCCATGGTGCCGACGCTGGCGCGGGCTTCGAACCTCGCTGATATGCCGCGCCTCGACCTGCTGGTCGTGGATGAGGCGCACCATGCCGTCGCCGACAGCTACCGCCGCATCATCGACCGGGTCCGCGAGGCCAATCCCGACGCGCGGATCTTCGGGGTCACGGCGACGCCGAACCGGGGCGACAGGAAGGGCCTGCGCGAGGTTTTCGACAATGTGGCCGACCAGGTGCGGCTGG